TCTATCCCGTCTCGGTGCTGGCGCTGCCTGAGGCCGTCTGACACGATCCAGAGGCATTGCCGGCGCGGTCAGGGGGAGGGGGTGGGGCAAAGTCTGGAGCCCTCGCCGGCCTAGACCGCCCTGTTCCGCACGCGCACAAAAAAGCCCCCTGTTTGATTGTTTCGGGGCAGTCGGCCGCATGAGGTTTCGGCTGCAACCCGTTGCGGCAGCAGGGAAATTCGGTCCTTTGAATTCTGGGGAAACGCGGAAATCAAAGAAATCAAAGAATCAAAGAGGTGAGCCATGGCAAGAGGGGGCTCTCGGCCCGGTGCTGGCCGCCCAAAGAAGACGCCACCAGCCGCGCCGGCAGCAGACGCCCAGGCGCCGGAGCCCAGGAAGTACAAGAGGCGCGCGGCGCCCACGGTGGATGCCGAGGGCTTCAAGCCAGAGGATGCGCCGCCGAGCTGGCCATTTGGCAAGGAGCGACCCGCGCCGACCGAGCCAGAGTCAGCACCCGATGCCGAGCCGGACCTGTCCGGGCTCATGCCGCTGGACTACATCCTGTCGGTAATGCGCAATCCTGACCTGCCCGATCCGATGCGGATGCAGGCCGCCACTCTGGCCGCCCCGTACTGCCACCCCAAGCCAGCGCCCAAGAGCGCCAAGCAGGAGGCTGAAGCGGAGCGTAAGAAAAACCGTGAGCCGCGCTTCGGCCGCCGCCAGCCGCCGACGCTGACAGCAGTGCAGGGCGGAAAGTCATAGCCGGTTTCCGGCGCCAACGCCGGAGAGCTTTATGGAATGGACCACTGCGTGCCCGGACTGGGAGCGTCGCATTGTTGCGAGCGAAAGCCTGATCATTTCGCCGCCGCTGTTCCCCGAGGTCGCTGATGAAGCATGGGAGATCTGCAGCAGCTTCGTCCTGACGGACATACCGGGCCATCCGACCATCGGCCAGGTGGCCAGGCCCTGGCTGCGCGACCTGGTGCGGACGATCTTCGGCGCGGAGAGTGCGGAGGGGCGCCGGCTGATCAACGAGTATTTCCTCATGGTCAGCAAGAAGAACGCCAAGAGCACGATAGCTGCGGCCATCATGCTGACCGCGTTGCTGATGAACTGGCGAGATGAGGCAGAGCTGCTGATTCTGAGTCCGACGCTTGAGGTGGCCAACAACAGCTACAAGCCGTTGTCCGCAATCATCAAGGCCGATGAAGATCTGATGGACATGCTCAAGGTCCAGGATTACCACCGCCTGGTCACGCACAAGGACACAGGGGCGTTCCTCAAGGTGGTGGCAGCCGACGAGGCCACGGTCGCAGGCAAAAAGGCCAGCTTTGTCTTTGTGGACGAGCTGCACGAATTCGGAAAGAAGGGGCGGGCCTCAAACATGCTGCTGGAGGCCACGGGCGGCCTCGCATCGCGGCCCGAGGGCTTTGTGATCTACGCGACCACGCAGTCGGAGGAGCCTCCTGCCGGCGTGTTCAAGGACAAGCTCGCATATGCGCGAGGCGTGCGTGACGGGGAAATCAAGGATCAGAAGTTCCTGCCTCTGATCTATGAATTTCCCAAGCCAATGCTGAAGGCTGGAGCCCATAAGGATTTGGCAAATGCCTACGTGACGAATCCCAATTGGGGCGCGTCCGTGGACATTGAGCGGATCCACCAGTTGCACAGCCAGGCCGCCATGAAGGGCGAGATTGGGCTGAAGGAGTTTTGGGCCAAGCACCTGAATGTCGAGATCGGCATGAACATGCGGGCCGACCGCTGGGCAGGAGCCGACTTCTGGGAGCAGCGGGGTGACCGCAGGGTGACGCTTGAGTACATCAAGCGCGAGTGCGAGGTGGTGGTGGTGGGCCTTGACGGCGGCGGCCTGGACGACTTGCTGGGGCTGGCTGTTGAGGGGCGCCTGAAGGGCTCGACCAACTGCGTGCTTCGGAACAAGGCATGGATCCACCCCATAGGCATTGAGCGGCGCAAGTCGGAGGAATCGAAATACCTGGACTTCGAGCGCGACGGCGACCTGGTGATCGTGAAGCGCCCGGGGCAGGATCTGGAGGAAGTCGCTGCGATCTGCAAAGACCTGCACGACGCCGGCCTGCTGGCCCGCATTGGCCTCGACCCTGAGCGCACGCACAAGGTGGTGTATCAGGCGCTCATCGACGCCGGGATACCCGAGGAATTGATCATCGGCATCTCCCAGGGCTGGAAGCTCACGGGCGCCATGGCCGTTGCAGAGCGCGGCCTGGAGGACGGGAGCCTCACCCACGCGGCTCAGCCGCTCATGGCCTGGTGCGTGGGCAACGCGAAGGTTGAGCCCAAGGGCAATGCATCGCTGATTACGAAACAAGCCAGCGGCTCCGCAAAGATCGACCCGCTCATGGCGTCGCTCAACGCGGTGACGCTGATGGCGACCAACCCGCAAGCGGCTGGTGGCCGCTCTTTCTGGGACAAGTGATGAACCAATTTCTACAAACGCTGCAGCGCGGCGCCGCTGCGGCGCGCGCGTCTTTGGTCAACGCTGCTCCCGACGGCCTGCTGCTGGGCGGGGCTGCTGCGATCTCATACGGGGCCTGGCTGATCTATGCGCCGGCCGGATTCATCGCTGGCGGGGCCTTGCTCATCGCTGGCGGGGTGCTGATGGCACGGGGGGCGAAGTAATGGGGCTGTTGACGCGAGGCCTGGAGCGACGGGCCAAGGAACTGACCTACGACCAGATCGCCAACCTGATCGACGGCGTGGGCGCGAGCCGCGTGGCTGGCGTGACCGTGACCGACAAGACGGCCCTGCAGGTCTCGACCGTGCTGGCCTGCGTCAAGGTGCTGGCCGATGGCTGCGCCACGCCAGACCTGCACGTCTACCGCGAGAAAAAGGACGGCACCAGCGAGAAGGCGCTCAACATTCCGGAGTACCGGCTGCTGGCCCGCCGCCCGAACGAGTGGCAGACCTCTTTCGAGTGGCGCCGGATGATGACCGTCCATGCCGCCCTGACCGGCGCCGGCCTGTCCATCAAGGTGCGGGGCGACAACGGGCGCATGCGGGAGCTGATCCCTGTGGAGCCGGGGCAATGGGACGTGCGCAAGGTCAGCCGGTACGAGTTGCGCTATCGCTGCTGGGATGAGTTCGGGATGATCGGCGACTTCTCGGCCGATGAGGTCTTCGTGCTCAACGGCCTGCAGTGGAACTGGGCCAAGAGCATCAACGCCGTGGCGCTGGCGCGATCCGCCATTGGCCTGGCCATCGCCACCGAGCGTAGCCAGTCGTCCATGCATGCCAACGGCCTGCGGCCCAGCGGCACGTACACCGTGACGGGCAGCCTGACAGAAGAGCAGCACACGCGGCTCAGCAAGTGGGTGAAGGACCAGGGCGGCCCCGAGAACGCCGGCACGCCCCTGGTGCTGGACCGCGATGCCAAGTGGGTGAGCACCACGGTGAGCGGCGTTGACGCGCAGCACGTCGAGACGCGGCGCCTGCAGGTTGAGGAGATCTGCCGGGGCTACGGCGTGTTTCCCATCATGGTCGGGCACTCCGACAAGACCAGCACGTTCGCCAGCTCCGAGGCCTTTTTTGCGGCCCACCGGATCCACACGCTGGCGCCCTGGCACAAGGCCTGGCGCGACCGCCTGGACGAAACACTGCTCGACGGCTCCGGCCCGCTGTTTGTCGATTTCGACACCCGTTACATGGTGGCCGGCTCCCTGAAGGACCGCGCAATGTGGGCGCGGACCATGGCAGAGACCGGCATCTGGACCCGCAACGAGATCCGCGACGAGGACGGCAAGGATCCCCTGCCAGGCCTCGATGAACCGCTGACGCCGCTCAACATGAGCACCGGCAAGCAAGGGAGCGACGATGAAGAACAAGACAAGCCAGCGCCTTGAGCGCAAGGAAGGCCCTGGCGGCCGCGAGGTGCGCTCCTATGCGCTGCAGCTCAAGGCCACAGGCGACGACGGCACTGTCGAAGGCTACGGCTCCGTGTTCGGGGAGCGCGACTCCTACGACGATGTGATCGCCCCGGGCGCCTTCAAGGGCAGCCTGGCCGCGCACAAGGCGGTCGGCACCATGCCCGCGATGCTCTGGCAGCACGACGGCGCCAAGCCCATCGGCATCTGGACCGAGATGGTCGAGGACAGCAAGGGCTTGCGCATCAAGGGGCAGCTGGCGCTGGAGACCGTCCTGGGCAAGGAGGCTCATGCGCTGCTCAAGCTCGGCGCCCTCAACGGCCTGTCCATCGGCTTCGTGTCCAAGCAATGGACCTACGACCGCGACACCGACGTGCGCACGCTCACGGAGCTGGACCTCTGGGAGGTCTCGCTGGTGACCTTCCCCGCCAACGGCAAGGCCCGTGTGACCAATGTGAAGGCGGCCGACGACCTGGCCGCCCCCAAAGATGCTGAGCGACTCCTGCGTGATGCAGGTTTCAGCAAATCCGACGCGACGGCCTTTGTGTCGCGCGTCATGCGGATGGGAGAAGCGCGGAGAGAGTCCGCTGATTCGACCGCTGCGGCAATTCGAGCAGCTGACCGGCTGCTCTTGTCTCTCCAATCCTGAAGAAAGATCACCATGAAGAAAACCATTCTGGCCATCATGGCCCTGCACATGTCCGCGTTCCAGGCCAAGGCCGGCGCGCTGGCAGTCTACGAGCGCCGCGACGATCCCACCATCAAGACCGTCTCCGACGCTCTGGACAAGATCGCCACGGCCTTCGAGGAATACAAGAAGACCAACGATGCCCGCATCGAAGCCATCAAGGCGGGCAAGGGCACGGCCGAGCTCGACGCCAAACTCTCGCAGATCGATGACCACATCGAGACCCTGGGCGAGGTCAAGTCCAAGCTGGAGAAGATGGAGACCAAGCTTTCCCGCCCCGGCGCCATGAACCCGGCCCGCCAGGAAGGCGAGACCAGGGAAGCGGCCGAATACCGCAACGCATTCATGGGCTGGATGCGCAACCCCGGCGACCCCGAGCGCCGCACCGCCCTGCAGCAGCGCGCCCGCGAGCTGAAGAAGTCGCTGCGCGTCGAGGGCAATGATGACGACGGCTGGGAAACCCGCGCCACGCAGACCACCACGACCACCGGCTCGGCTGGCGGCTTCGCGGTGCCCGAGATCATCGAGCGCCAGATCGCTCGCCTGGGCCTGGACATCAGCCCCATCCGTCAGATCGCCACGGTGCGCACTGTGGGCAGCACCGATTACAAAGAGCTGTTCGACATCGGCGGCGCCGGCTTCGAGTGGGTGGGCGAGACCGACACCCGCAGCCAGACCAACACGCCCGACCTGGCCGAGGTGACTCCCACCTTCGGCATGGCCTCGGCCAAGCCCCAGGCGTCGGAGGAGTCGCTGGACGACATGTTCTTCAACGTCGAGGACTGGCTGATCTCCAGCGCCTCCGAAGCCATCGCCCAGGGCGAGGGCACGGCCTTCGTGCTCGGCAACGGCACCAAGAAGCCCACCGGCTTCCTGGCGGGGCCTGCGCCCGTGGCCACGGATGACAAAACCCGCGCTTTCGGCACGCTGCAGTTCATCGCCTCGGGCCAGGCCGCTGCGCTGCCCACGAGCCCGGACGTGTTCCTGGATCTGGTCTACGCGCTGCGTGCCCGCTACCGCACGAATGCCAAGTGGGTGACGAACCGCCTGGTGCAGGCCGCGCTGCGCAAGTACAAGGACGCCCAGGGCCAGTACCTCTGGCAGCCGTCCCTGCAGGCGGGCCAGCCCGCGACGTTCCTGGGCTACGGCATTGCCGAGGCCGAGGACATGCCGGGCGTGGCCGCCAACGCCTTCCCCCTGGCGTTCGGCGACTTCAAGGAGGGCTATCTGATCGCCGACCGTGTGGGCATGCGCATCACCCGCGACGAGATCACGACGCCCGGCTTCGTCAAGTTCTACGTGCGCAAGCGCGTGGGCGGCAAGCTGCGCAACACCCAGGCGATCAAGCTGCTGAAGATCTCGGCCTGATCCTGTGAACGGCAACAAGAGCCCCGCCCGGGGCTCTTTTCATTGGAGAGCACCATGCAACTGAAAGTGATCAAGGCGTTCGACTGGGCGCACCGTGGCGTGCAGGTCGAGCGTTTCGAGGCCGGCAGCATCATCGACACGGAGGATGAGGATCTGATCCGTGTGTCCAAGGCCGAGGGATGGGCGGACGAAGACGACGGCAAGGCGCCGCAGGGCAAGCCGTCGGCGGGCATGAAGGTGGACGACCTCAAGACGGCACTGGCCGCCAAGGGCATCGCCTTCCCCGAAGGCGCGAAGAAGGATGAGCTGGCGGCGCTGCTGGACGGCGAACAGCAATGAGCCTGATCGACATCGACCGCGCCAAGCTGCATTTGCGGGTGGACGTGGACGACGAGGATGCGCTCATCTCCGCGCAACTGGTGGCGGCCGAGCGTCTGTCCATGGCCTGGATCCGGCGCAACGTGTACGCCGACCAGGCCGCCCTCGATGCCGCTATACAGGCCGCGCCTGCATCCCTCTCGGCGGCCACCGCTGCCTACGAGGCCGCGCTGGCGCTGGCCAATCAGATGCCCAACGCCATCGAGCGCGCAGCGGCCACCGCAGCAGCACAGGAAGCCTACGAGGACGCCCAGGCCGACGCCAAGCGAACGCGGCGCGGCGTGGTGGTGGATGACCTCTTCGCTTCCGCCGCCCTGCTCACGCTGGGCGCCCTGTACGAAAACCGCGAGCTGCTGGATCCGCCGCCTGTGGCGCAGCTGCTGCTCGACCCGCTGAGGGCCTACGGATGAAAGCCGGCACCCTTCGCGACCGCATCCACATCCAGCGCAAGACAGGCGGCGCGGATGACTGGGGTACTCCGCTGCCCGAAGGCTGGGAGAACATCTCCACGGGCCGCATCGCAGCCAGCGTGCTGCACAAGTCTGGCCTGGGCACGATCAAGGCAGACGCTGAGGTGTCCATCGTCCGCGCGAGCATCCGCATCCGCCGCCGCTCTGGCGTGGACGCCGGCATGCGGGTGCTGTTCGCCGGCCAGATCTACGAGCTCAAGGCCGTGCTGCCTGGGCCAACCCGCGAGTACATCGACCTGGTGTGCGAGCTTGTGAAAGGACCGACCCAATGACCAAACCACGAACCCCGCGCGCACCGCGGGCGCCGCGCGCTGCCCCGGCGCCGGCCGACGACGGCGGGCCGCGCACGGTGCTGACGACCAGGCCCGGCACCATCGGCCCCTACGGCTACATCGCCGGCCTGCTGATTGACGACGTGCCGGCCGATGTGGCTGCGGCAAACGCGGGCTGGATGGACGCGGACCCCGAGCGCGTGGCAGAGGCCCGCGCCGCGCGTGCCGACGCGGTGCCGTTCAAGGGCTGACGGCCATGGCTCGTCGCACGCTGTCCCGCAAGGGATTCGACGGAAAGAGCCGACAGCTGCAGGGCAACAACTCTTCCAACAAGGCATTTCAGATCAACCCGAACCTGGGCGGCCTGTTCGACATGCTGGATGAGATGGAGGCCAGCGTGGAGGAGGCCCTGCGGCCTGCCGCCCAGGCGGCCACCCAGGTGATCTATGACCGTGTGAAGCTCAACGTCTCGGCCCTCGGTCGCGTCACGGGCAACCTGGACCGATCCATCTATCAGTACTACAGCACTGAGAAGTCGGTGGACGGCGAGCGCGCCGAGTATCACGTCTCATGGAACCACAAGAAGGCGCCGCACGGCCACTTGCTGGAGTGGGGCTGGCTGCAGCGCTACGTCTACCGGCCCGACGGCATGGGGCCGATGGTGCGGCCCGGCATGGATGGCAAGCCGAAGCCGGGGCGACGGGCGAGCCAGGCGCAAAAGGATGCGTATTACGTGACGCTGCCTGTGCCCAAGCAGATCCCAGGCAAGGCGTTCATGCGCAGCGCCGAAAGCTCGCTGCCCGAGGCCAAGCAAGCCGCTGAGCAAGAGCTCCTGAGGCGTATTCGTGGGAAGGGAGGGGCTGATGGCGCTGGAGACTGATTTGATGGCCGAGCTGCAGGCCGAGTGCCCGCGCGTCGTCGTGGGAACGGCTCCCTACGGCACGGCCATGCCCTACGTGACCTGGCAGCACATCGGCGGCGACGTGCTTCGCTACACGGACAACGCGCCGGCCGACAAGCGCAAGCCGCTCATCCAGATCAACACCTGGGCCGCCACGCCGCAGCAGGCCTTTGCGCTGATCCAGCGCATCGAGGAGCGGCTCTGCGCTGCTGCAGCGTTTACGGCACGCCCCCACGGCGACCCCATTGGGGCCTATGACGACGCAGGAGTCGTCTCTGGCTACCTGCAGACCTTTTCCATTCTGGGCGCCCGATAGGCCGCCTGACCAGTTCCACCGCCTTGGCGGTCTCCCGCCCGCGAGGGCACTCCATCAACCCGCTTCGGCGGGTTTTCTGCTTTTGAAAGGGCCACAACATGGCATCTCTCCCTACCGGCTCGCGCATCGCCGTG